CCATATACGCTCATACTGGGTGCATTAGAGGGGTTTACAGCAGTTTTAGTATTTGTGCTGTTATTAGTTTCATTATTCGTTGTGCTGTTAGAACTAGAACCTGATTGGTAAGTAGTGCTTGACTCATAACCACCTGTGATTGCTGTGTTAGTTCCTGCTGTATTTGTTTGGGTATTGGTTGTAGCTCCTGAACTTGTTACATCACCAATAGCATCAGCTATGCCATAAGCCAATATAATCACTATCATTATCCATAAACATTGTTTTGTTAAGATTTCCGACATTTCCATTTCCTAAGTGCTAGTGCTTTCCTTGTTGGTCTGCCCTTAGAATCTTTCATAGGGCCTTTAACGCCACCCATTCTTGCACAAAAACTAGCCCTTCTTCCTGCTGCTTTAGAGCCTTTGGGTGCTTTACCTGTTACCGGTCTTTTAAGATTAGCTCCTGTAGTTCTTTTAAAAAACTTTCTACCAGCTTCATTTAATCCACCAGTTTTGTTCTGATATCTCTTGGCTACCATATTAAATTAATCCTGTAAGTTGTTGATTTATATCACTTTCTTGTTAGTGAGCCACCAAAGTATAGCCCTATAATTGAGAAAATTGTGTGTGATTGTAAGTTGGTTATAAAAATCGTATTGCCTTCTTGAAAATATGATGTTTCGTAGGTTTCGCCAAATATCCACCAACCACTACTAGCTTCAGTTACTATCTGATATGCAACATTAACATCAGTAAAGATTGGCGCAACGATTGGCACTACGATAATAGAAAATACACACATTAAAGCAATCCATCTTCTAGTATGTTTGGTGTGTGGGTCTGATACTGCTCTAGCCTTGTCAGTTTGTTTAGCTGCAAATCCTGCCCTCGCCATCAACATTTTTTCTTTCTCAGCTTCAGCTTGTCCTTTCTGCGCCATAATTGACATTACACCACCTAGAACAGTAGATGCTAACATTGACAGTAGTTCCATTGGTATCATTGAAGTTTCCTCAAAAATATGTTTTCGTAATCTTCGTTTCTCCGAAGTTCCCTTTTAACATCTTTAGTCAAAATTCCTTTTCTCGCTAGATCCTGTAAATAAGGTCTTACTTCACTAGCAGGTAAGGTGCTTATTTGTTTTATAATAAAGTCTGCTCTGGCTTTAGTTGGCAAACCTTTGATTCTTTTATCAATTCCTGTAAGCCCTCGTTTTTCATCTTTTAATGCTTCTTTAATTCTTTTCAAGACTTTATCATTTATAAGGTTTTCTTCTCCTTTTCTAAATATTTGATCTTGTAATACATTTGCTCTTTCGCTTTCAGGAGCTTTTAAAACCTCTCTCATTATACTTCTAGTGGTTCTGCCATCTACTGCCGAGTCAGACCCTGCTTGTTTAGAAACTTCTTCTAATACTCTCAAAGTTTCTTTTTGTCTTAAATCAATTTTTTTCTCATAGGTTTCGCCTATATATCTACGGAGGAAAGGTATCTCATTTCGTTGTAATTCTACTCCGTTATACGCTTTAGATACTGCATTTATTATTTGCTCCATGGTTCTTCCAGGGCCACCTAATGCAGTTTCATAAAGATAGAGCATGTTTTCTGGAGATGTGTCAAAACCATAAGCTGTTCTTAATGTGTCTGCTAGAGCCATAGCTAGTTCGCCACCTTTGGTTTCTGCTGTAAAATCATAAACATTTTGAGAGGAGTGCATTATTGCATCTTCGTTCCAACCAGGTCTAATATCTCTGCCCAAGCCATCTTTGTTAGTTATTAAAGAAAGTCCTTCTGCAATAGGAGTAGGAATTAAAGACCCACCTACAGGGTTATAAGCATCTAATGTTTCTGAAGCAATTTCTAATGGAGTTTCAGCTCCTTCTTCAAGACTTAAATCGCCACTAACCATTCTAGCTGTTTTGTGAGCTAATACTTTAAAAGGAACAACAGGATAAGCTGTAGGAAGTGAAGCGTAAGTTAAAGTGCCATCTTCTCTTTTTCCGGTAATAACCAAGAAATTTTTATTATTTAAATAATCGCTGCCGCTTTGGGTTTTTAATTTAGTAATATAATCCTCATCTATAGATGAGTTGTGCCAATGTCTTACTAATTCCATAGTAAACAAACCACCCATAACTTGAGCAAAAACTTTAGGTTTGGTAAAGACACTTTTTATAATATTTTTTGAGCTTTGTATTGCAGGGTTAGCAAACAAGTACATGGCTCTTAATGTTTCCCCTTCAGTACCTTGTTTAAGGGGATCAAAACTAGCATTTCTTGCTGCTAATGCTGCTTGTGATTTAGTAGCTCCAGCTTCTCTTGCTAACCTGTAAGTTGCAAACCTAGAAGAATCCTCAAAGACCTCATTATATTTATCTACAAATCTGTTGAACTTTTGAAACCATCTTTTAGTAGTTCCTTTAAGCTGGTCTTGAGATATTTTTTCAATTTCCCTTCTTACATCGTTTCTTGAATAAAGACCTAAACCACCAGTAGAACCACCTTCTGCTTTAAACTCATCGTGTAAATCATAAATTGCTTGTTCTTCTGCATCTTTTGCAGGCCTGCCTAAGTTCTTTTTAGCTATTATTTTTGATGATGCTCTAGCTATGGTCATTGGGTTTATAGCTGTAGATGCTTTACCAACTCCATATTTTGCCATGTTGTTTATAAAAGTTTCTTGCATATCACGAATTTTGTTTGCAACAGGAAACTCTACTAAGTTAAATCTTGTTAATAGTTGACCTCTTACTGAAATATAAGCCCTACCTATACCTTTAAGAAACTGAGCTACTGAACTCATAGTGTGCATAGGTACGCCTTTAAATGCTTGAGCTACTTCAGGGTCTTTAAACTTAATAAATGTTCTTTTGCCATCTTCGTATACGCTTAGTAAAGTGTCTTTGTTATCATAGTTGGTTGCTTTTTGAAATCTTATCCCACCGGATTTAGTAGTTTTTAATACCTGATCTGCCTTGCCTATGTTGTCCGGGCTTTCAACTAATTTTAAAAACTTCTGATTAGCAAGGTTAGCGTTTGCTTTAATTGTCATAGCTGACAAGTTATCCATTATGTTTTGATCTATATTCATAACTTCTCTTTCACTTCCTTTCGCTTTTCTAACACCTGTTTGTGTAACTTCTTGCATAAAAGAGGTAGTGTTTCTGTCTAAAATTACATCATCAAGCATAACTCTGTTTAAAGGAACATAGTCAGGATATTTTTCTCTTAATTCTTTATAGGTGGCATCACTAATTAAACCACCTCTTTTTGCTTGTTCTAGTATTTCATCTGACAAGTGTTTTTTACCAGCAATAACAGCTTTGTAAGTGTTCTGAAGGTCAGCATCTTCAAAAGCCTTTATAATTGATTTAGCTTCGCTAGTAGACATACCTGATGCGCCATCTAAAGGTTTATACCTTGTAACCTTAGATTTTCCCATGTATTTTTCTTTAACATCGTAAACTTCTTTTTTTCCTGTTTTAGGGTTTATAAAAGATTTCTTTACTATTCTTTCTTTAGGAACTTGACTCTCAAAAACATATGGTTCATTTTTTTGTATTTTGCCAAAAGATGCAGCATTTTCTTTATTATATTTAATTGAGTGTTTTGCTTGTAAATAGTTGTTAACATCAGTATTTACATCAACCCCAGACTTGTTTATCCTTTTTCCTACATCTATAGCTATGTCATTTGTTTTCTTGTAAAAGTCTACATAACCATCTAACTGATTTGCAGATATTCCTTCCCTTACAACAGTTGCCATGTAGTAATCGGTTTCATCATCAGTTACTTTAAACAACCCTTTAGGGTTTACAAACTGACTTCCACCTGATGTTTGTTGTAAATCTAAAGCCAATGCTTTGTTATCAATATACTCTCTGTATAGTTTTTTTATTCTTTCTCCAATAACAGTTTTATCGTATGTAGAATTATACTGTCTTTGTAATTCCATTAAATTCTTTCCAAGGGTTCTAATATCTCCTTGAGAAACATCTTCTAGGCGAGTCTTTATTAGATCTGGTGGCGTTGCAGGATCAAGTAATACATCAACTTCTTTAGCAGTTAACCCACCAACTTTGTTGTATATTTTATTAAACTTAGCTCCTGTAAACCCTAAACTTCCACCTAAAGCTGCTGCTGTGAGTCCTGATGTTGCTAGTTCTGATATTGTGGGTAATCTGTGTTCATCTACAGCTGTTTCGAGAGTTACTCCTCCAGCTCCTATTGCTGCCCCTACTCCTGCTGTTCTTGCTACAACTCCACTTACTGTTTTAGCTCCTTTTGTAATTTTAGAACCTGGTACTAAGTTAATAAAAGAATCAGCTATAACTCTGCCGATAGATATTTCGCCACCTGGATTAATTAATTTTTGTGCTGCAATAGAACCTATTGCGCCACCACCAAGCCCACCAATAACATAACCTATTGGGCCACCAACTACTGTTGCTCCCATTTTAATGCTTTCAGCTAAAGCTACTTCTGCTCCTAAAGCTGCCGCATAAGTTCCTGCTCCAGCTACTTGGTCATCAGTTACATCACTTACATTATCCTGATATTGAGCAGGAATAGTTAACCCAATTTTATCAGGAACAGATAAATTAATTTTTTTTTCTTGTTCTTGAAATTTTTTAGGAATAGCTAAATCTACCATGTTATTCTGTGCCTTCCGTATATCCTAATTGTTTTAAACCATTTATAATTTCTTCATCAGAAAAATTTTCATTACCAGGTTCTGCTTTAAATGCTTCAAATACTTCTGGCGTTATTATTTTGTTAACATTAGCAGAAGTTTTCTTTGTAGGCTTATTAGCATACACAGGATCGTATGTTCCCTTATAAGCAAAACCGGTGTCTTTTTGATATACCTCTACCTCAGTAAACCCTTCATCTATTCCAGCTTGTCTTGCTGCTCTAGCAGTTGGATAAATACCAATATTCTGCGTTCCTACTGTTGCACCTGCTGTTATTGCTCTTTGTGCTGATGATGCAAAGTTTTCATTAGTAGCCCTAGGTTTAAGCATTTCTAAACTTGCTCTCAATATAGCTGCGTTTATCAACTCTTTGTTAGTAGCTTTGCCGCCTATGTTTGGAAATAAAACTTGTAGCAACCTTGGGTCAACATCTTTTTCAGGATCTGGTAACACAACATTTCTATTATCAGAAGGTGGTGTTGCTTCAGGTGTTTCAGGCTCTCCAGAAAATGCCATAGCTAATGATGCTATACCAGCTGGGCCTGTTATTGCCAACAAACCTCTATTCTGTTTATCAAAGATGCTACTTAATAATCCACGCTTTGTTCCTTCTGTTCCTGCTGTTCCTGCTGCGCCACCATATCCTATTTGTTTATCTGGGATTATTTCTGCCTTTCCCATTTGTTTTCTTTTGTTAAAGTTTCTTACTATAGGACTTAAAACTCTTGATCCATAACTAAATATGCTAGGTAATAACTGATACACCATTATAATAACCCCTGTCTTTTAGACATTAAATTTCTGTAATATTGTTGTAAATCTACTGGTTGTATCTGCTGTCTAGCAGTATATTCTGTTGGAGGTACTTGCATAAACTGTGGTTGCTCCTGATTTAATAAACCAGACTGTCCTAAAGATTGCAACATTCCTGCTACATCTTTTTCTCCTACTTGAGCTTGAGGTTGCATAGCAAAACCTTCAGGCTTAACGCCCATCTTTTGAAAGACTCCAGCTACTTCCGGTGTCATGCTGTCTAAGAGATAGTTTCCACCTTTTTTCTGTATGTTAGGCATAGTTATAGGCGTTTGAGGTTTATTATCTCCAAGAAAACCAGTAAACATATCAGTAGCTTTTCCTAATAAACCACCTGCTCCTGAAATCATTCCACCAAAAGAAGGAAGTAAATTAGTTATTCCTCCACCTAATCCACCTAAAAAATCAAACATTTATCTCTCCTATTAATTCAATATTCATTATGAAAATAATCCTGCAAGTCCTGCTGCTCCTAAATATAAAGGATTAGTTACCCCTAAAGCACTAGCTAAACCTGCTGCTCCTGCCGCACCTTGTAACCCACCACTTTGAGTTCCTGGGCCAGTAGTTGTTTGTGTTCCGGCTATAGGACTTCCTATTAAATTAGAATAGTTTTGTAGATTAGCTAGATTTGCATTTTGATTAAAGTTAAACCTGTTCATAGCTTCATCTATAGGTTGTTGCGCCCTTGCTGTTCTTATATTTCCTATGTCTTGTAAACCTCTTGCTGGTGCTTGTAAGCCACTCATAATTGTAGGTATGCTTTGCATGGCAACGGCTTGTGATTTTAGAGCATCACCATATACATCACCATATAACCTAGACGCAACATCTGATTGTTTAGTTAATAAATCTTTTATAACTTCAGATTCTAGTATGCCTTGTCTGCTTCCACCTAATTGTCCTGCTGATGTAGCACCTCTACGAGCTTGTTGAAGTAGTCTTGAAGCGCTTTCCTCCATTGGTCTTGTTCCTGCTCTCAATGCTTCTTGAAACATTGGATCAGCAATTCTAGTTGCAGGGTCTGCCATTAAACTTGTAAAGCCTGGTACTAAAGCATTAGCAATAGAAGTTTGTGGGCCTAAAGCTGATTGTTCTGCAAGTTGCTCTGATCTTAATAATATATCATCAGGGTTAGCATAAGTTTTGTCAGCATAAAACTGCTGTGGTGTCATATTCTGAGCTTGTTGGAAAATATCCCTTAGATAAGGAGCTTGTCCTTCCCATGGCTCTGATTTTGTTGTTTGGGTTTGCGACCCACTTCCTTTACTCATAATGTACCTCTAATGTATTGTTGTGAGTTCTTTTACGAGAACTGTGTATGCATTTTCATACCCAAATCTCTCTAATTTCTTTATAAATCCTTTCCGACAAACTGTTTCCATAGCCACACAGTCATTCTCTAATGCCCATGCTTCTATGGTTTCTAACCAATCTTGCACCCATAAGTCTAGGTCTTGTCCACCTAGAGTAACTATTCTGCAAGTAGTCTTTCTAGGGTATTCTATAATCTCTGTAGTAAGCACCGAGATAATCTCTCTATTATCATCAAAAACTAACCACAGTTGCATACGAGCTTCTGATAATCTTTTATAAATATCCATAACAGACATTTCATCTCTACTTTTACCATTACCCATTTCTATATAAGGTTCGCAATCTTCCCAAACCTCATTAATTCTATCTGATGGTATTCCTGATATATATAAGCTCACCCTAGTTTCACCCAACTTCCTGCTGCATTTCTAAAGTATATTCCTTCGCCACTACCAGGGTTAAAATTAGAACCATCTCCATATACTATATCTCCTTGCTTTATTCTGCTTGGAGCTACATTTTTAACCTCTATAAATGTTGTAGGATTTTCTTCTAATGCTGCTTGTATTTTTTGAAATTCTTGTAATAAATATTGTGGTAAATCTTCAGGATTATCAGGTACTGGATTAGGCGTATATTTAGGTGCTTGTGACATTTAGCGTTCTCCTATTACCTCATATTCTATATCATATCCGTTTAATTCAAAAGTTGTAGCTGTTGTGTTTTGGAACTTAATAGCTATGTATTTACCTGTGGCTCTAGCATCTACCTTATTCTGTGTGTCAGGGTCTATAGTTTGCTGTGTTTTGTAGGTATATGTACCATCAGGGGTCATAGAACTTCCTACAAATACTTCAGCAGTTCCTGTGCTAGAAAACCTTGGGGTAATCTTTCTTACTTGTTTTACTGTATTAGTATTACCATCAAGGGTTAATCCTTTTCTCTCCAAGATCATAGTAAAGTCAGATCCTGCAAAATCAAATCCATTGTCTGCTCTGTATAGCTTAGTATCTCCTGTACTAGACATTAAAATGCTAGTTTCTGTTGGGTTAAAGTTTCTTTGACCCCAGTTCTCAGTAGTGCTGTAGGCTATCCAACTTTGTGATTGACCTGACCATAAGACTGCTGATGAACCTGGATTTACTATACCTGTTGCTATATGTAAAATATCAGGCAGTTCTCTAAAACTAAAAGCACTAGACTCATAGTTCCATATTAAGGCTTTATTACAGAATGTTGAACCTACTGTTGGGTAAGATACCCATATTTCATTTTTTTGTTTGTTATGAGTTACAAATATGTTTGCATAATTAGTGCTGTCTATTTCTTCAAATAATGTTCTTTTAATGATTGTACTTGCAACAGAGTTTTTAGATACTCCGTTATGGACAATCAAATCACCATTAGTTACTACAAAATGCTTACCATTAAATTCTGCTACACAATTTCTTGACAAAACACCTGAGTCATCAAATAGCTTTTTAATGTCAAATACTAGATTACCGCCTGTAAAGGTCATAATGTATGTAGTGTTTTCCTTATATATTATAAAAGATTGTTTAAGTGGAAATCCATCTACAATAAATTCACCTGCATCACCTACTGTTGCTGAACCTGCATCGTTTGTACTAGATGCTGTCCAAGAACTAGGTAATGTAAGATTTTCTGCTGCATCTCCCCATCTAACCTTATTAGGTAGATTAGTAGAAGACTCAGTCATGTTTAAAGCTATTAAATAATTACCAAAAGGTCTTATTACTTTGCAAGTTGTACTCGATGGCCAGTTAGTTAAATCAGTAAATGCACCAGCACCTGTTGTTGCCAAGCATTGTGGATCATCTACTCCGTTGTTTAAAATAGCCAATCCATTAAAAATAGAACCAGTCCAGTTGCCTGAAGCTGTCAAGTTAGTAGAGTAATCTCCACCTGATGCTCTTGTAAAGTTAGTATGGTTAGAACCATCGTATCTGTAGATTTTAGCTGAACCAGCATAAAACCAGTAGTTATTAGCTCCTGTTGACCAATTTAGGGCAAAATAGGGGGCTACAGTCGGTGTTCCAAAGACTTGATCTTGACCTAATACTTTTTTAGCTGCGTTATCTTCAAATCTAGCGTTTTGTGTATGTGAGAAATACTCATTAGGTAATACAGTATCATTTGTATCTTTAATCATTCCTTTCGGATTTAATACTTGAAAGGTTGCCATTACGCAGTTCTTCTCCACATATATGCAACAATGTATGGTTGAACAATAGTATGTGCTGAACCACTACCTGTAGCTGCTGTAGTAAAAGTTTCACCACTAGAAGTGCCATCAGGAAATAAAGCGTGGTCATTAGAACTTCCACCATTTTCTGATGAAGGAATACTTACTGTATGTGTATGTGATGGTAATTCAGCAGTTGTTAAAGTATGTGTTTTTGAACCACCAGTTTCTTGTGCTGTATCAAAATCACTGTCTGCTGCGTTTAAACCCACTATAACTCGACCAGCTCCAAAAGCTGCCCAAGTACCAAAACCTAATAATGTTCCAGGATTAGTAGCTACTGCTGCATTTATATAAATAGAACCTACTGGATATACAGCTTGTAAAGTTGTTGCTGTGTTAGATCCTATGGTTATAGTTCCTGATACAGTTAAATTTCTAATACCTGTTGAATCTTTACTAGCATCGACTGTTACTACTTTAGATGCTTGTGCTGTGCCCAACGTAGTTATATCTACATAATTTAATTCTGTTGTGTTTGCTGTAACGCCATCTAGTAAGTTTAGTTCTGTGTGTGTTGCTGATACTGCCCCAGTAATACTAGGAAAGGTTGCTTTAACTGTAGATTTTACTAGTCTTATATGATCATCACCCTCGTTAACTGGATCACCAGCTACTGGGTTTGAGCTATTTAAGTCTGATATATATGTTCCTGTTTCTAATCCCATTTAATTTTCTCCTATGTAGCTAGTGCTATTGTTCCGTTAGTTCCGACCATTGGCATCTCAGCAAAAGCCATGTAAATAAATACAGCATCTTGTTTGTTTATTTTCCAGTCTGCTGTTAAGATTCTAAATCCATTGCTTTCATATTGTACTGTTGCATTAGTAGCTCGATATGCACGATTCCAAATTACCGACCTCGTTCTTGCTCCACCTAATCCATAACCTGTTAAACCTGATGATTTAGACATCCAATCATCTCCAGCATATGTATAACCTTTTATAAGAATCCATCTAGGTTTAAATCCACAATATATTTTAGGCCCTTGAACATTTTCGTTGCCTACATAGAATCCAAACTTAGAAAACCCTTGTACTTCTGCAAAAGCATAGGCAATACAGGTTTGACTACTTGCATTACCAAGAGATTTAGAGCCTATAGAAATGACACTAGATGTTGGTGCTGTATCATTCCAAGCATCAGCATCATCATCACCATCACTTGTTGCAGCAAATTGAATTTGGTCTGTTTCAGGATCAGCTACAATAGTTTTGCCCATATTTAACATTAATCCTTTGTCAGCAGTAGCAGTAGATTTTGTAATAACTACTTTTGGAGCTACTCCGAGTCCATGTCCAATCGTGCCATTTGCACCTGTGCCAGTCCATTGAATTATTGATACACCTGATGTTGTGTCAGCTTGTACTGTGCTTGTAATACTGCCTGAAGTATTACTACTGGTGACTCCACCATTTGCTTTCCAACAAGCTGCTACATATTTATTACTAGCATCATTAGTGTCTGCTATATTCCCTGTTAGAGTAAATCCATCTGAGGTATAACTAGCTACCTTAACTGTTGTATGGTTTGCATTGTTGCCTGATGGCGACCAATTTTGACCTGTACCCTCTGTTGAATTATTTAAGACTGGGTGGTCACCACCCTCATATCCATTAATCCAAAGTGAATCAGGTTTAAAACCCATGCCACTAATGGTGGTTACGCTATCGCTCCCTACCCATGTAGGACAGTCAAAGTGTACTGATGGTTTTGCTATTGTTGTAAATGCCATGCTATATTCTCCTATCCATAATCTTTAATATTCTTTGTGCAGATTGCATAGAATCCAGCTGGTACATCATATTCAAAAGTACCAATTCCAGCATCATCTGAATTGCCACTTGATACTGCAGTATTCCCAAAGTATCCATTTCCAAAATTGACATAGTGTTCCATGTTAGCATTTTGAGCAGCATTGACTACTCCTGTACCATTAACACCCCAAAAGTCATCGCCTTTAGCAAAAGATAATCCGGGATAATTTCCATTTGCTGGGTCTCCAGCACTAGATGTACTAGGTGCATTGAACCATGTGCCATTTTTACCAAACCATATCTTGCCATTATCTAAATCAAAGGCACACATAATGATATCGTTAGCACTTGCTTGAACACCATAGTTTACTGTGCCACCACCACCAGCATCTAAAATATTTGGTGTGCTAGTCTGTGCTTGATAACTAATACCCTCGCAACCATTTGAACTTGAGATATTTCCTGGAATTCCATTAGCCCCCTCTGTTCTCCATGCTTTTGAAGCATAAGTACCATTTTTTACTATACCTATAGTCGTTCCATTTGATTGAGTGTTATCGTTTGTTGTTTTTAGTTCAAAATACCATTTACCATTTTTCATCATTTGTGTGCCCGTTGCACTAGTAGCATTAGATGTGCCACCCCAAAAACTAGTACCAGCATATCTTATTCTATATGGTACTAATGCTTGGTTGTAATCTAATATACAAAAGTTATTACTAGGTGTGTCAGGCGATTGTTTTAAATCTCCAACAACAGTAAAATTATGCCCCTCTCCACTTGAGTCAGTACCTAATGCACCAGCATTTTCAAATTTTAAAAAAGCACCATTAGCTCCATAGCTTACAGATGGATTTAGCTTTGCTTTCCATTCTCCTGTGGTAGAGTCTGTTTCTCCAAATTCAGTAGGAGCATAACTATATCCCTCGCATATGTGCATGTGAGCCAAGTTGCCAACCCAAACATCATCAGGAGATGAGCTTTTTCTTGCACCAATTACAGTTTGATATCTAAACATTCCTGTATCTTCGTTTTGGTCAGGTGTTGCATTTGTTCCCTCAAAAGATGTTTCTTGTACTCCATTAATATATAGTCTATCTCTATTGTCTGCTGTTGATTGAGTAGTGTCTATTCGACATACGATGTGATACCAAGATGTTGGGTCTAAAAGTTTTCTTGTTGTTCGTTTATGAGTTCCCCAATCATTACTGGTTAAATTCATAAATCTTAAGTTGCCATCATTATATAATGATAATGTCGCATGGTTTTCAGAATCAGCAGAAATATCACTACCAATAATAACTCTATTAGCTGTTTGATTAGTTAATGGTGAATATAAACTACCAAACTTAATCCATACGCTTATTGTATAAGTTTTTTGATTGCCACCTGATGCTGCTCTTGTTAAATATGATGTTGCCATTTATATTTTCCTATGGATTAAATTGTCCTGAATTGTTCATACCTACTGATATGGTTATACTAAATGCTCTGTCTGCTGTTTGTGCTTCTGCATCTGTTGCTCTTAATGTAAAGTTATAAGTTGTATCACTTGTTGGGCTAGGAGCTGTGCCTGTAATTGCACCAGTCGATGAGTTAAGTGTTAAATTCATGGTACTTGCAGGTGTGTCAGTATTACTGGTTAGCACACTTGTTGTTTCACTAAACGCTACTGTTGAGTCTGATGAAGCATCTACATCTAAAGATACTGAAGCCCCTGCTGCAACCTCGCCTAAACTTCCAGCAGATGTAGACCATGTAGGTGCATCTGATACTGTAAGTATTGCTGATGAGCTACGAGCTGCTAAACCATCAGGGTTTTCAACTCTAATAAAATATGTCCCATCTGTGCCTAATGTTACATTGACTGTAAGCTGTGTAGCTGAATTTCTTGTAATACTGTTTGGGGTTGTTATAACGCCTGATGAATTAATAAATTCTACATTAGGTGTAATAACAAAATTCGTTCCTGTTATTGTTAAAGATGTTGCAGTATTTCCCATTGTTGAGGGGCTTACCCCTGTAACAGTTGGGCTTGTGCCACCTGCTGCTGTAAAAGATAAAACACCTGAACCATTGGTTTGCATTATTTGTCCAGCAGAGCCATCTGATGTTGGCATTTTAAACAACACGCCATTGCTATTGTGCATATTAGAAATATGATGTATGTAATTACCCATGTGAGCATGACTGCTACATTGATAATACAATAGGTTTGGAGTGTACTCATCTACTTGTATCTGTGTGTATGCACCAGCAGTACCAGGTGTACCATTTGTTGTTACATTAGCTGTATAAGCTGTGCTTTTTGCAGCGTTTAAATAAAATCTTAAAGGGTGTCCATCATTACTTGCATCAGCTTGATCAAATCTATAATAATAAGTTTTACCTGTATCTGCACCATCAAAGTTTAATACAGCTCCCTCAACTCCATCTATTGTATATGCACTACTAGAGCCTACGCCTGTATAGGGGTGTGCAGATGTTTTAGTAATTACTTTGACTTCAAAGGATATAGGAGAAGATGAACTTCCCCAGTCTGATTTATAATCTTTACCTCTAGTTCTTGCTACTGTACTAGCTTGTCCTGATGTATTCTGTGTGCCTGTGGCATTAACACCAGGCAGATCAATATTTGCTGTACCATTAAAAGATACTCCACCAATATTTCGTGCAGTTTCTAACGCTGTTGCAGTTGCTGCGTTTCCTGTGGTTGAACCTGATGTGCCTGAAGTATTACCTGTTACATTGCCTGTAATATTTCCTGCAAAAGTTCCTGACAATACATCTGTGCTTGAGTTAAAAGTTAATCCTGATGCTGTCTTTGGCCCTAAATCCCCAGTCGCTGCCGTTGTAAACAAGGGAAAACAAGTAGTGTCTGAGGATTCATCTGCAACAGTAATTGCAGTAGGTACATAACTTGATGATGCTTTTGCATCTAATTGTGTTTGTATGTTTGAGGAAACATTATTTAAGTATCCAAATTCTGTATTTGATATAGTGCCATCATGTATTTTAGTGGCATCTATTGCTGCACTTGTATTTACATCTGCATTTACAATAACACCTGTGCCGATAGCCGATGTTCCTGTAACATTGCCTGATCCATCAAAAGATGCTGAAGTCCATGTAACATCTCCAGTCATGCCTATTGTGCGACCTGTTGCTAAAGCTGTTGCTGTACTAGCATTTCCTGTTACAGCTCCTGTTACATTACCTGTTAGGTTTCCGATAAACCCACCACTACCTGTTATAGTTCCTGAAGTAGTTAAACTTGTTGCTGAAATAGCTGGTAAGTTAGCTGCTAAATCTGTAATTGTTAATTTAAAGTTAGATCCTGAATGAGCTATAGCAAATACAGATTCTGTATTAGGGGTTGTTGTTGCTGTTAAATCACTAAATTTTTGTGTTGCCATTTATTGTTCAGTCCATGTTGTAGTTGCTGTAGCTGGAACATCTTGCCAGTCATCAGGAGCTATAACAACTCCCCCTTCTTGTTGAAACAGTAATCCTGTTTCTGTTACTAATAAATCTAAGTTATCTTCTGTTTCAAAATACCCTTGTGATGTATTTTGTATAACACTCCATGTTGTAGAATCTGTAGAAACTATAGTCCATGTAGTCATTAATATAATCCGTAGTCAATTCTTGTTACAGGTGCTGTGCCTGAGTGTCTATCTCTCTCGTTTGATTTTATAATATCTTCTTTGGCTCTATCGTAAAACCCAGACCAAACTTGTATTCTTTTATCATTTTGCAAATAAGGTTCTGCTTCGACTAACGCACCATATAAATAAACATCAGGGTGATGGGTAAGCATATCGTTTGTAGTATTAGTGTCCGATAAAGGAGTAAATGTTTTGTAATAAGCTATTTCTATTTCATAAATACCATCAGGTATAGGTCTTATTTGTATGTCATTGCCCTTAATTGAATAAGATTTTGGGCAACCTACGCTACTTCCTGCTTGTAATCTGTCCATTATTTCAGGGGTTAAAAACTCTAAAGGAGTTTTAGGATCTGTATTAAGTTTTATATTACGCATAGCAATATAGTCATCAGGCAAAGTATAATACTCAGTATTAGCTATAGTGTTAGCTGTTACCCTAGTTTCCATTCTTCTGATCTTAAAATCTCTTTTATGTCTTGTTTCAGCTAAAGCAATAAAATCAGGAATAACATCGGTTAAATCACTTCTATCTAACCAGTTTGCTATAGATGTTTTAAGTTCTGCGTATGTTGATATTGCCATTATATTACTCTACTAGTTGTCTTTAAATATTTATAATCAGGACTGTTAAGTAGTTTCTTAATAGCCTTCATATCTTCTTTTTTATTTATATCAATTCCAAATTTAATCTTCCATTCTTGTGCAACCATTACAGGTATTCTTGCACACAAACGAAACTCATCTCTCATGTGATGATCTTCCTCTTGTAGTCTTTTATTGTTTTGTATTAATTTAGACAGATCAGGGGATTTGTATTGTATTGCAAATTCCCCTGAATGTTCTGAAAAATGAAAGGTCTCGCCATCTCCTAGCCTTCTTTTCATTTATTCACTAAGCTCCTGGACAAAAACAGTAGGTGTTCCACTACCATGGATAGTTGCCATTTTCATGCCACCATCTATTTTGAAGATGATAGATTCATCTCCTGCCATGTATATTGAAGTAGCAACCACTGCTGTAGGGTTCGCTCCAAACTCAATAAATACAGGGCCAGTAGTTGTTACTCTTACATATTCAATACTAGCATTGAAAGCTGATGTTTGTGCCGAAGTTCCACTTGTTGTTCTTGTGTGATTCGCTATTACTCTGTAACCACCTAACCAATTTGCCATGTTTATCTCCTAATTACGAATGTTACTAATAGTTTTTTAGCACCTGTAGAACCACCATCTGTAATCATCTCGATTGTTCCATCTTCTTCAACTCTATTAGCTGCTGTAGGTTCTGCTGAATCAACAGTACCTGCTGCCGAGCCTGAGTGTGCAACTGTAATGCCACCACCTGTTACAGCAGTACCACCAATTTCAAAACTAATAGCAGCGTTCCCACCACTTATAGCTCCTTGTAGCGCAGTAATAATTTTAATAATTCTGCCACCATCAGGAATAGCTACGAATGTGCTTGATGCAGTAGATATATCTTCTATCTCTGCTGTTACAAAATAATCATTTAATGTTCTCATTAAATATTCTCCAAATTAATAACCCTCGTTCCGAAGCGATACTGTTCTTCAAGGTCATTATTAATGTATCTAAGTGGGTGGGGAAAATAAAAAAACCCCACCCTTTTACCAACTACGAGGAAAGTAAAATTTTATTATGATGTAGTTAAATCAGCGATTTTACCATTAGCTGCTTCATTTTTAGCAACTAAAGTGTATTCAACTAGTAATTGCTTCTTCTCAGCATCACCAGTTTTTGCTAAGTCTTGTACACCGAAAGGTCTTAGATATGCAACTTCCCACATTTCTGTGTCCACTACATGAGCAGTTCTTCCTGAACTTCTTAAGATCCTATCAGCTACTACTCTAACTTCACCGAAGTCTGAAACATAAACATCAATAGTAGCCACTAGACTTCTATCTTCTGCCATGTCCATTCTTGTTGAGTTACCAGTAAAGCCTGATACTTTTTGTTTGTTGAATGAACCAACTAACAATAGGTCAGGATTACCACCTTCATCGTAACATTTTTTTAAGTTAGATTTTAAAAGAGATTCTGTTAGCACTCTTTGAGTACCATCAGTAACTGCACCTGAACCACTTGTAGAACCACCAGTTCCATGGAGTTCATTAGTAGTAATCCAAGACTCATAAGCCCTTGAAGCACGACCTGTGCCTGAAGAACCTGCTGCTGCTTCTTGTTTACCAGTCATGTCTAGTTCCATATCTCTTTTAAGTTCCTTACCAGCTTTAGCTATTTGATAAGCCATCTCTGAAGAAACACCAGCTTTGTTAACAACTTCTTGAGTACCAGTAACTACTACAGGTTTTGTAGAAATCTGCGTATGGTTAAGTAGTCTTGTTGTTGCTGTTAAAGCTCTGTTTGGAGAGTCATCACCCTCAATTACTAGGTTACCAGCTGCTGCTGCTAAACTATCTGTTTGCCATTCATGCTTTGTGCCACTAGCTGAACCAGTACCAATGCTAGACATAAATGGAGTTTCTGTTGGTGAGATGTTATAAATAACATTCGCCAAGTCTTCTCTCTTATTGTTACTATCAAAAGTTTCATAAGAGTTACTATAAATTGCCATTTTTGATTACCTATATTAAAAAAGTTTTGTATTAAGCTAAGAGTTCATTAGACTTTCAATAACGCTTTTAGCATCATTGACATGCCCAGTCTTCCTTAACCTTGCTCTTTGTGCCTTAACTTTATCACTAGATATTTCACCTTTTGTTGCTGGAGAACCAGGTTTTTGAACTTTAGGTACAACTTTAGCTTTCTTATTAGAAATCTTAGCTGCTAAAAGATTTTCATACAACATGGCTTTATGTAGAACATCTACAGACCTTGCATCAATTAAGGTGTTAACTTCCTGTTCAGTAAATCCTTTTTTAACTGCAAAGGTTTTAATTGATTGTTTCAATTTAGGGCCTTTGTCAGGATCAACCCATTCAGGGAGTTTTTCTGCCATAAGTTGTTGCTGTCTGCCAAGTTCTTCTTGCCATTTAACTTCATGTTCTTGTTGCTGTTTGTATTGAAGATTCTTTTGTTCTTCTTCAACTATTCTTTTATTATCTTGAAGTTCTCTATATTGATCTCTTTTCAACATATATTCGGTTGGATCTTCTTCCTTGAGTCTTGTCCAGTCAGTTTTTGCAAGTTCTTCTATTTTAGAATCTGCCTGAATGTTAAATTGTTCAAGTTGTGATAAGTAACGCTGTCTTTCTTGTTGAGTCGCAGCTAATTCTTCATCAGCTTTTTTGCGTTGCTCTGCCAATACTTGACTTTTTCGTGTGTAATCAGCTTGTCTACTGTAACCAGCTTGAAGTTCATCAAGGGTAACCTCTACATCTTTACCATCTACTTTGATGGTGTATGTGCTAGGTGTCTGACTTTCTTCTGCTTGGTTTTGGTCTACTAAATCATCAGCAGTTAACCCATCAGGATTATCTGCTTCAGTTTCAACTGATTCGGACTCCATGTCCTGTGCAGAAACTTCTTCCGTTGTTTCTGTTTCTTCTTGGTCTTCTGTGTTTTGCTCCTCATTTGGAGTACTCATCATACCTTGAAGTGCTGCTTGTGCTGATCTTACATCAGTTACAGGCACACCACCATTAGTGGATTCTTGTACAGGGATATCATCTTTTGCCATGATTATTTACCTCCCTTTAATTCATTTTCAACTATTTTGCCATTTTCCATTGTATTTACAAGTACATTTTGTGCTGTAAGTACACCTCGAAGTGAAAAATATAAAGATTCTCTTTTACTAGCTTCTTCTATATCCGTTCTAATCCATTGTTGAAAGATATCATTTTGGATTACTTCGTATGATTTAATTAATAAAGGATCGGTTAATAACCTCTCAGCATCTTGTCCTTCTTTAATTTGACTGTCTTTATTTGCCATTGTCTGCTCCTATTTGGTTGATTCTATCCACTAGATAAGTGGTTATAGTTTTTCTCCCAGCGAGATACCCATGAATATCATTCTTAGAGATTGATGTTTTCAAGTGTAACTCATTTACTGAAATGCGATATTTCAACATAAGTTGTTGTAATTCTGTATTTGTAATTTTTGATTTATCAGTTAATTTAGCCAATTATTTTTTCTTCTTTTTCTTTTTAGGAAAACCAGCTTTCATATTTGCATATGCTTTTTTGGTTATAGTAGAGTTCTTTTTACTTCTACTTGTTCCTGCTTTTTTCCTTTTATTTATGTTTGCGTATAAGCTCATTTATTCACCTTTTTCTATTTATTCTATCCTTTCTAAAAACACCTTCTTTAACACCTCTGCCTTTTAAAATATCTGCATAGGTTAATTTTCCATCTTTATTTAAATCAGGAAATTTCTTCTTTTTATTCTTTATCATTTTTTAGCTACCTTTTTTGCTCTCATTGATAAATCTTTAAAATGAACGACTTGTTTAGAAGTTTTGCCATGTGTTTTGCCTGTATGAATTTGTCCATTAGGCATCTTATGAACATTCCCTTTAAACTCTTTTCCAGTTTTAAAATAGTGTTTAGTTCCTTTAGCCATTAACATTTTCCTCTTTTCTTTTTCTTTTTCATTGGTTTTTTTCCGTACATTATAATAACCTCAATAGTTCTGTGAATTTATCTGTCATTAATATAAATATAACTAAAGCTCCCCAAACAACATATTTAAATCTAAAAACCTCAATCTTTACATCTCTCATATCTCTTTCAATATGCTGTAAGTGATTGTTTTTTATATCATTAATATCTTTCTTGATTAACTCTATTTCTATATTTAATTCGTTTAAATCTTTCATGATAGTGGCAACTTCTTTCTTTTAGGGTAAGTATTTAAAGCTATTGCTACCGATTGTTTTTGTGGCTTACCTTCTTTTCTTAACATTTTAATCTTCTTAGAAACTAATTTGTTTCTCTCAATTCTTCCATGACCTGAGTATTTAGGGTATGTCATTAGCTTGGCCCTATTCCAACAGGTCTATCTTGTACAGCTTCTAGTGCAAGTTCTTGTTCATTTAAATCAAGTTGTGATTTTTTAATTTGTAATTCTTGTTGCTTGAGAGCAAGATTGATTGCGGCTTCTTCTTGTTTAAGTTTAAGTTCTTGTGCTTTTAACTGCGTATCTATCTCTAACTCTTGAGCTTGTAATTGTAGTTTTTGTAACTCAACTTGTGCTTTTCTTTGCTCAACCTTCTCTTCTAAAGTAGGTTCAGGGGGTGGTTTTGGTGGCATCATAGCTGGGTTAGATATAAACTGATCTGAGTTTTTATATCCTGATTGAGCTATAAATTCACTTACTGCATTGTATATGTTTTGTGGTGTAACGAGTGATCCCATT